TCATCCCAATCTCGTGTGTAGTTTATCAAACAATCGATACCTTTTTCACATTTATTTGCATCAAACCAACATTTATGAATCATTGAACGTGCTGATTGAATACCGTCATCTACTCTTAGGTCAGGTGCTATCTCTACATTTCTAATGCCTAAACCATCTAATGTCTCTAGTCTTGACTTGCCTGTGCCTAGTTCTCTAACCCTTACATCATGCGGTAATATGTGTTGTTCATACACGTAACCTTTCTCTTGTAATACGATAGCATAGTGGTCTAATCCAACACCTGATGCTTCGTAATAGTCAATGATGTGTATCTCTGTGCCGATGTACTGAGCAAACCAAATAGATGTTGAGTCGCCTATTCCTAAATCCCAAGCAGTTACTACACCCTTATCTCTATCGTATCTAACCTCACCTACTCTATCTTCTTCCTTAGCCAAGCGCATCTCTGTTGAATAGTAAGCGCCTTCACTGAATACTAAGAAGCCACCTTCCCAAATGTGTTCGTACATATCGATACGTTTGGCTTTGTCTTCTAGGCGTTCTGCCTCTAGTACATCTGGAAACCAAGGATTGTCAGTGTAATTGAGTTCAACTATCTTAGAGTTTTTAGGTGGTGATATTCTAAATCGTTCATGTGTTGCGCTGTACTTTGATTCGGGATTCCACGTTGCCCATATCTCTGAGCCTTCTTCTCGAACTGTTGGTATTAGTTTCTGCCATGCCATGTCGCTCATTGGTTCTGCCTCATCCACCCAAGCCAACATGATACGTGCCTTAGACTTAATAGCATCTAGTGAACGTCTTAGTCCTACAAAGGTGTAATGTATGTTGCCGTCTTTAGACCTGATGTACTTCTCGCCCACATCGTAATAATCGTTAAGCCAGTCTATTGACCTTATGGATGTCTTGATTTCTTCTAGTGATGAATCGTCTAGGGAGTTCATAAACTCACGAGCGCATAGTATCTGTCCTTTCTTACCTGCCATTCCCCAACGATAACCCATAACAGCAGTCATTAGTGCAAAGGTTCTTGTCTTGCCTGAACCACGTCCACCGTATGCTATTCTGTATCTTGCTTCACCCTCAAAGACAGGAACTAACTTAGGTGGTAACTCAATCTGTGCTTTACTCACTCTTAGCCACTAATTCAATCACTGTAGGTTTCATTGAGCCATCGCTTGATTTTAAGTCTTGTTCGACCTTATCACTGTAGCCATGGTTGTGTAGCATTAACTTAACAATCGTTGCATTAAACTCACTTGTAAGCCCTTTGTTAAGCAATTCTGCCTCTTGTTTCTTCTTTATTCTGCCTAACGTACCCGTAAATTCAGGATGTTTAGCCTTCCAATCATAGATAGTGCTATCAGGAATATCAATATATAAAGACAGTCCTGCTACGCTTGGAACTACACTGTCATCGGTATAAGTTGCAAGATATTCATCTGCTTTAGCCTGCATTTCTTCATTGTATTTAGTGGGTCTCCCTAGTGGAAGGAAGTTATCTGTTTTCTTAGCTGTCATTAGTGTAACTCCTTGTGAGGTGGAACAGGCATTAACTCGAAGTCTAACTGCTCTCTCATTAATTCAACGCCTTCGTGTGCGTCATTGATTGAAGAGTCTTCTGCCATTAGCATTAAAGCACAGACATACAACTCTACAAATTCTTCGGGATTATAATCGTTTAGATTGATTTTCTTTAACTTGTTAATCATCTTCCCAAATCTTATCCTTTGGTTTTACTCTGTATTCATTTTCATCAAGCCACATAGGACACTTGCATTCTTTCCACTCACCTTCTTCTCTTCTGTTTACACAACAAGGTAGTACGAACTTCTGTATTGGGAATCCTTCAGCCCAAGCGTGTATTGCATCTGAGTGTTTATGTACGCTCATTTCTTGTAACCCATTGATTCTAAATACAAATCTTCAGGTCTAGGCAACATAATGCCATACTCACTAACAAATATATCTATCTGCTCTAAGTAGTCCTTCATCTCGCCCACCTTCAACTTAGTAGTGCTTTTTAGTTCTTTTATTGTTGCACCTTTCTTTGTCGTCAGTTCATTGTAACCTAGAAACTTGTCTCTGAACAGTATGTGTGTCTCGTCTTTAGTATAGCCCAATTCATTACCTATGACGTTAATCCACTCCCAATACAGTCTGTTCTGCTTTACTGAGCGAGAGTCTTTATCATCTTTTATCTCGATGATTGCCTTATCAGAATCAGGGAACTGACTGAAGTGACTAACTATCATTGTTTCAATAATATGTCGTTTCTCTTTTTTACGTTCAATGATTCGTTTCATGCTTACCTACACAATCACTACAATAACAATCTAAATCCATCATAGGGTCACACTCTTCGTCTTCCATTCTTTCAATATTTCCAAGGAAACAAGTGTCATCAAACTCAAACTTCTTTCCACAATCATCACATTTATAATACATATCTTTACTCACATTAACCCCTTACTAACTAAAATCTCTTGTGTTCGTTTCATGCCCATTAGGTGGCTCAGTAATAAGAACTCTTTGTCGTATTTACTAGGCTTTCTTCCGTCTAATACATCATGGCAACTGCTACAACAATAAGCACCATGAATATCCATAGCCTTCATTCCCATNGAACCNTTACATAGATGAGCAAATACAACTGTTTCNTTCTCAGGTCCACCATAGCANCCGTCTAAACGTACAGTACAGGCTTGACCTCTAGCGCTTTTTGTTATCTTGCTCATCTTCTACTGTTTGCCTTATCATAGCGTCTGTATTAATATCCTTCCCACAATGCGGACACTTGGTTGTAGTAATCTTTACTTGACCATGACAATACAAGCAAAGTATTATTTCTTTATATCCTTTGATGCTCATAATACGTTCATCTGCCACTCAATACATTGCTCGATTACATCTGCTACTGAATACACTACTGCTACTTCAGCACCTGCTTCTTTAATTCGTTCAATCATTGCTTTCTGGGTTAGGCTTAATCTGCCTTTGTCGATTGTGTCTGTCTTAGGTCGTTTAACCTCTAAGAAGTATGTCATGCCATCATGAATAATACAAATATCAGGTACACCTGCTTTGACACCTTCTGCCTTTAGTTTCTTAGCAACGATTAAGTTTCTTTTGCCACCGTTGGGTATTGCGAAGTACATCACACCTCTCATATCTAAATACTGACATATTGCTTTTTGTACTTGATGCTCATGGTCAATCATTTCTCTGGTTCTCTTAATAGGTTGTTACAAATATCAATAGCTGATTCGCACACATGAATAGTGTTAGAGTTTTTGTCTGCTGCTCTTTTTATTTGTTCGAGTAAGTTCTTAATTCCTGATACTGCTGTTTGACATTGTTTGTGTGTATGCTTAACTGTCATAAATCCCTTTCCATTTCGTTGTTATCCTCAAAGTAACTAACTAGACCCATCGTAATAAGATGAATACTAGGTTGGTCTTTTTTTATTCTGTAGTCTAATGTTTGAACGCTAATGCCTAATATATCTGCAACTCTTTTGTTTGTTAGACCTAATCTCTTGAACTCTGCTTTAATGCAATCATATTTTATATTCATAATAGTCTTAATTATACCAAACATATACTAATAAATCAGTATTAATAATAGACTTCTTCACATTAACTTGCGCCCTTCGGTTGCTTGCTCGATGCTAAAGCATCCAAGCTTCTACTAGGGTAAAGCTCGTCACTTCGTTCCTCTGAGGGATAAATCCCCTTTTTAAGAGCAAGAGCAGTTCAGTACCATATTCGGTTAAGTTGTTGAGTTGGTAGATTCGGGGCAAAGAAATCCCTAGGCTAAATTAATAACCTAGAGAGATTCACATTCGTATAAAGCGCTTCGCAGTCTTCATCGGATGGCCACCCTATTACATCAGTGACTCAGAGTTCATCGCTACCATGTACTGGCACTCACCCACTATAACTCTGCGCTAGATTTTAAAACACTGTACAGGTATCACCCTAGTAAGTTCGTAACAAAGGTCGTGGGCTTTACTTCCACTTGTCTGAGTCCTTCCTCAGAGACCAATGACTAATCTAACATCAATCAATAGCATACACATTTGGTGAATCTCTTTTTTTTATTCAGGTGTGAGTGAAGCCATTTGGCCAGACATATCACCTGTCGTGTCGGTGATGGACTATAAAGGACCACAATGGTGTATAATGGCCTTAGGTGTCGCATCACCTAATTCAAACCCTCGTCAGATTCTAAGTCTTTCGGGGGTTTTCTTGTTTCTGGACATCATTATAAACAGGTTTATGTAGAAGGAATTAACTTTATTTTAAAAAAAGATTAAAATATATTTGCACTTCTGAAAACATGTGTGTATAATACGCAGTAACTTCATCGGAAATGGTGGGGTTAAATTCTATAACAATACGGAGAAACACATGTACACATTTACAATTAACGGTTACAAATACACAGCAAAGTGGAATCACATTAGAAATAATGTATCGGTTTCAAACAACGGACTTGGAAAAGAGTTTGAAGTAATTAAGACAGAGCATGGCTTCACAGAGGTTATGCCATGTTTCAACTGGCAGGACACCAGTGAGCAACGAAAGAAAGTTGGTAACTTCCTTGAGGGAACTAACATTGTTGAGGTTTGTGAGTCAATATACAAGAACGACCCAGACCGAAGAGAAAACAAACTAAAGTCTCGCAGACTAAGAACACTTGAACGTGCAGCAGCACATGAGTTGTTTTGTGAAGATGGCACTACGCCACTATCACTTGAAGCTGCCCAAGACTACATCAATGAGCTTGAATGGAAAGTTAAGAACGCTGACTATAAAGCTAGAAACCCAGAGGTGTTGTAATGGTAGTAACAATATACACAGACACATTCGAGCAAGCGCAGGCAGTATTTGACCTGTGCTGCATCAGCAACCTTGATACCTATGACTTTATTGAACTTGGTGAGAATGACGAATACGGTATTGATATCGTAGTCACCACAATAGACCACAAGTTCGCATTGCAGAGAGTTCAAAGCTATGTGTACGACCACTTTACTTTTGAGGACAAGAAAAATGATTGATGTTGATAACACAAAACCAGAGGATTACATGAACGACCAAGAGCCTGACCAAGCTTCATACACTAAGGCTGTGATGGCCAGTGACGAGTTCAAGAGCGACCAGCATCTTGTTTACGGTGTACCAAAGACAACCAAAGCTGAATACGATGCTTATATGGCTAATCCAGATAACTTTTACGATGCCGAAGAAGACCCTGATGCCGAAGAAGAAGACCCAAACGAACCAACACCTTCGCAGATGAACGAAGAACTAAGAAGTGGGGGTTGGTAATGAGCTATAGTCAAGGTGATGAAATTGAATATGGCGTTGTTAGTGATTGTTGTGGCGCTGAGGTGATATACCAAGACATATGTAGTGACTGTAAAGAGCATTGTGGTGTGCAAGAGTGGGACGATGACGAACTCACCCCCGAGCAAATGAATGATGAACTGAGAAGTATTGGATTTTAAGAGGAGGAATTATGACACAAGAGCAAAGATTATTAGATTATCTGAGAGATAACAACGAAATTGACCCATTACAAGCATGGCAAGAGTTAGGCATTTATAGACTATCTGCTGTGATTCACAGACTACGCAAACAAGGTCATAACATCATCAGTAACCGTAAGAAAGTTCAGAACCGATTTGGTGAGAACTGCAACGTTGCAAGATACAGGTGGGGGTTATGATGTTTGAGGTATTAGTAGGTGTGTCAATCCTGTATCAAGCAGGGCTTTTATATTTAATACTAGGAGATAACTAATGAAAAGAAAAGAAATGCTAACAGCCTTGTATAAGGAAAACGGTTTAGATGTAGAAGATGTTTACAAGCACAAGTTCTACACAATCATCACTCGCAGCGGTATCGATAAGATACAGGCCAACAAGAAGATTGATGTTGAGTACGAGGTGGTTAATTGCGAGAGAGACTATTGTGTAGTGAAGGCTACTGCTGAACATGGCGGTAGAACCATTCAAACATTTGGCTCTGCGCTGTACGGTGACTTCAAGACAGGAAACACTAACTCTCACTATGTAATGGAAATTGCAGAGAAGAGGGCTATGTCGAGAGCTGTACTTAAATTAGCAGGGTTCTATGAACTTGGTGCGATGGGTGAAGATGAGAGTGAAGAGTTTAAGAAGTCCAAGCCAACACCAAGTCAATCAATTAGCCTAGTGGTGAATCAAATGAAGAAAGACCTAGATACTGCAAAAGCCAGTGGTGACTTAGAGAGGGCCACTAACATCTATGAAGAGGCGTATGATAGAGAGCTTACTCAGGTTTGTGATTATCACGACAGAATATTTAACAACAACGAAGGAATGTAGCCACCAAGGGGATGGTGGCGATTTGGGGAAGCACTCTCCCTCCTGTAGCACTCTCCTCAAGAATAGCTACAGGGTTATAGAACGGTGACGGTCATAGTCGTGTGTGTAAATGACCACTTTATTATTAACAGGAGTTAGATATGAGCGGAGTAAACAAAGTAATATTAGTAGGAAACCTGGGCAGAGAGCCAGAGGTTAAGTATGCAAGCAACGGTGCTGCAATAGCAAACCTTGCAATAGCAACATCAGAGTCTTGGACAGATAAAACCACAGGCCAGAAGCAAGAGAAAACAGAGTGGCATCGTGTTGTTGTGTTCGGTAAGTTAGCTGAGATTTGTCAGCAGTATGTTCATAAAGGTTCTAAGGTTTATGTTGAGGGCCAACTGAGGACTCGTAAGTGGCAAAATAAGGAAGGACAAGACCAATACACCACTGAAGTAGTTTTGTCGGGATTTGGGGGTGTGTTGCAGATGCTAGACAGTAAATCAGACTCACCTAAGCAAGAGCATGTACCACAAGTTGCAGCAGACCCAATTACACCTGTTGCAACCGATGGTTTTGAAGACGAAATCCCTTTTTAGGCTTATCATGGGGGACAATAGAAAACAAAAGATATACACGCTAGATGATGGCACTGAAATAACACCAGGCGAGTTGGCCAAGAAATTGAGAATGTCAACACCATCTGCTCGTTGCAGGCTTGAGAAGTACACTGACCCTGTCTATGTGTTTAGAGTGGTGGGCGACAATAGAACTAAACGAATCTACAAGTGCAAGGAATACACGCTCTCTGACGGTAGTAGGCAAACTGCTCGTCAAGTTTCTAAGAAGTACGATGTTTCACTTTGTACGATACGAAATCGATTATCGAATGGTATCACTGATATTGATAAACTAAAGAAGAAGCCTAATGCTAATAAGCAACACAACCTTGGTAGGCGTAAAGTTGAATCGACTTTGGTGTTAGACTCTCAGAAGAGTGTTACTAAGATGATGTACGGTAGAAACTTCTTCTGTCCGTTGTCTAGGTTATTGCTTAGGGTTATTTAAGGAGAATAATATGAAAAACACAACAACTGCCCGTATTGAAATGAGCAAACAAGAGTTATTACAAACAATAACTTTACTGGCTAGAATACAAGGGGTGATGTGTCACAAGGAATTTCCAAAGCCACTGGCTCAGGATTTATCAATTTTTATTAAAAGATTGGTAGATGCGTTTTAATCTGATTATTTTTTACAATTACAGTCGCAAGGCTTATCTTGTCCTTGCATCATTGTACTACCCATCATCATTGCTTTGCTTGGCATATTCATCATTTGATTGAAGAACGC